CCATGATGTTGTCCTGTTGTTAAAAGTTAGAAAATTCGCTTTCTGTGTCAGCTTGTTCATCAATGCAAGCGCCAATCTTGACATCTGATTTCCACTGCTCGCCGAATTCGAACCCTATTGAAATCAGAGCCCTATCCATGTCCGCTATAAACTCGGCTGTTGCTTGGTGCATGGTCTCAATGCGTGAATCGTTTCTGTCCCACGGTATCGAGTGCAGTTGTCGGCGCGTCATGCGCGGGTCGAAGCTGCAAAACTCCCAGCCATCTAGACCAGTAACCATAAGGCTGAAATCCATTTGCGCTTGATACTCCTTTTTTATGGCGCTATCAAGGATTGTCTCAATATGCACCTTGGTGGTGAACGGGCATTTAATCTCAATGCCAACTCGCTTTCCGGTCAGCACACCGTCAGGGCTGCACCCGCAACGCATACCGAATTCTGATGCCTCTGAGTAAACAAAGGGGACTTCAGATACTGGCTCCATAGTCAGAAATTCGTACATCTGTCGCGCTTTCGGTTCGTTCTCCTTGCCCCAGGCCATAGCCTTTGCTGTGACCTCTTCCTGCGGCATACCAGTTGCAATCTCACCAACTAGGCGAGCAAGGTAGCCATCCCGAGCCGCAGAGCCTTTCTTTGCCAACAGGTTTACCGCCTGGCTGGCCGAGATTACGCCAAGGCGCATCTGAAACCATTGGTAACTACCCTGCTCCACTTCTGCCGGGTTGAATCCAAGTGTTTTGGCGCTCTCATCGAGACGCGCCATTATCTGCTGAATGTGGTTCATTGTGCTTGCTCCTGTTGGCGCTGGCGTAGCTTGCTGAGTCGCATCTCAAGCATGGCGATTACCTTTCCGGCGTCTAGTGATGTGAGTTCGCTAACGTCAACGACTTGGCGACCGATGATGCTTGCGATGTTTGCTGTTGCGAATTGCTCCCACTGCAAACCATTGTCTGACACAAGGCGCATCACCTCGGCCTGAATGTTTGCATCTGCGTTAATGTCGCGCATGGTCTTTTTTTGCTCACCATTGAAGTCGATGCCTTCATCGCGATTCAGCATCTCAATGGCTGCATCAATGCGCTTGCTTGTGCCTTGCAGAGACTTCACCACGGCCTTCACTGCGGTTTTCAAAATCATCTCCTCTTCGTCTGTCTTCCACGGGCCAGATCCTCGCTTTGCAGATTCAGAGCGCGAGCGTATTGACGCAATGCGAGCCATATCAAGCTCACGCACGGCATAGCTTCCATCTTTGCGCTTGGCGATGGCATAGACGCCGATTGGCTGACCCTTTGCGCCAGTGAATGGGTTAGCTGGCGTGTGCTTTGGTTTTTCACCGATGCCAGCAGGGATGTATTCATCACCAGCATAGACAATCTTCGCCTCTACCCACTCTGCGGCCCCTGAGTCAACGGCAATCTGAGCGAGACCGCGATAGCTGATGTCTAGGCAGATTGCTCCGCCGCGTGGCACTAGATACGCCTTCTTTTCTGCAGGGTTAAGGCTGACGCCAATTGCTGCGACATTCAGCACAGCATCACGCAAGCTCTGCGGGTTTTTCTGAGCGACACCCATAGAGAAACTATTTGCGCTCAGTATCTGAACAGCAAACCCAGCCTCTGATGCGATGTTTACATCGTTGCTTGATAGGCGAGCGGAGAAATCGGCCTCTATCGGGCCAATCCACTGCTCTATGGTGTTAAGCGACTCAGGTCGCGCTTGTAGTTGTGTTGTCATTATTGCCTCCGGTTAACTTCAATTAATGATATATACCAAAACCAAATCATGCAACTGATTTGTGCTTACTTCCGACAACCTCCCTGGTGGCGAACTTCATGCCGTGAACGATTGACTTGCCATCGTCATTCAGTCGATGCGTGATGTGCGTTGGCATGTCCAGCATCGCTCGCATCTTCATCACCGCCTGGGCGTTTGGCAGCGCGGAAAACTTCTTGCGCCAGCCCCAGTCGTTGATGTGACGATTAACGAATTGCGATTCATAGATGCGCTTGGCCGTTGCGTTATTTGACCACGGATTGAAGTACATGCTGGCAATCTCAGGTCTGCCATCATCAAGCTCTGAATCAGTGTGATACTTGACGACAATTCCGCCGTTCTTGCATGGCTCAATCTCCATCTTTGTTACCGGCTTCCAGTCGTCTGCACTGTATGCCTTACCTGTCAGCTTTGCATTTGGGTCAATTAGAATGCCATCGCATGAGCGGCAATACCTGGCGGCGATGTCGTTTTTCTCGCCGCAGTGTGGGCAGTCTCGGCTAATCCAGAAAAATGAGCATCGACCGTCTCGGCTTGATGCGTCTTTTCCGATGCAGCGCCGTGCGTGAGATGAATTCATGGTGCCGCATTCTGGGCAGGTTATCAGCTCTCCGGTTTTTGTGGCTCTTGCTAGTTCGGCCTGCTCAAGCATCGGATTGAAATACAACTCACCAAGGCTTTCAAATGTTCCAGCGTAGTCGAGCACAAGGTGATCATTCTTCACCATTCCTGCATCAACCTGCTCAGGCTTCAACAGGCGAGCTGTGCGGCCTATTAGCTGCGTTAGTAGCGTTAGGCTGCCTATCCGCCTCAGTATCACGTTGGTGTCCCAATACGGCACGTTTACGCCCGTTGTGAGGCACCCAATCTGTAAGACATACTTGATGCGACCAGTGCGAGCATCATCTAGAATCTTTCTCCGGGTCTTGGTGCTTGTTTGGTCTGTGACAATACCAAAGCTGCCTTCCGGCAAAACGCTTGCCGCCTCTTCGCAGTGCTTCGCTCCTGAGCAGGTAATCAGCACCCCGAGTCGGTCTCTGGTTAGCTCCATGACTTCGTGCATTATCGACTGGGTTTTGCTCAACTCCTTGTGAATTTTGCGCTGCATAGAAAGCATTTGCTCTCGCGTGAACTCTGCCGCGCCGTCTGAGTATTCAGGCTTAAATTCTGACAGGTCATATCCTTCGATATGGTCTCCGTAAATCGCCGGAACCAGATAGCCCTCGCCAACCAGCGAATCCATATCCTTGCGGTAAACCTCTTTCTTCCAGAAGTCACCAACTATTGACGTTGTGCCGCGATACGGGCTTCCAGTGTATCCAATCACAATCAGCTTAGGATTCCGGCGCTTCATCTCGTTGATGATAGCCATGTACTGGCTGGACTCTTCTGATGCGTCAACCATGTGGCATTCGTCTATCAAGATCGCGTTAGGCGTAAAGCTACGCATCTCTGACTCAAGCGCACGGGCAACCGTGCCCTCTGTGCCGAAAACAATAGGATGCCGCAGTGATTTTCGGTTTAGGCTGGCAGAGAAAACTGAATTAGCGCACCCTACCAGCCAGCAGTCGTTGCTGTCCTGCTCAACCAGCTCACCCTGGCGAGCTAGCACAAGAACTGTCATGCCAAGCTCATTAAACCGCTTGCACACCGCCGCGATTGATAGTGTTTTGCCAGCACCGACAGACATATTCAAAAAGAATGGCCCTTCGTATTTCCTGATTGCTGCGGCAGTGGCTTCGTGCGCCTCTACCTGGTATGGGCGCAGGATTACGCCATTTAAATCCATCATTACCTTTCCTCGTTATCAAGATTATAATCAAACACCATCGAGCAGCCGCTCGACTGAATCAAGCGATGCTCTCAAGCCAGTCCTCATATCCAAAAGCTCTATTTCCTGGCCTGCATTTCCCTTCTCAATTTCACACATAGCATCGAAATCCCACTCCATCACAATGCGCACTGGCGCTTTTGCATCGCACAGCATGTCGCGCAAGTTCTCAGGATTCAGCGCCCAGATGACCCGGCAATCAAACTTGTCTGCGTACCACTTTGCAAACGCATAACTCGGAGTTGTCGCCGCAATCTTGCCATCACCGATAATCGCAAATCCCTTGTGCGACCATGCGCCAGCGGCGTACTCGATACCGGCTTTGGTTATCTTTGCCACGTTGCACATAACCAGTGTGCCATCGACTCGCTTTTGCACCGGAACCAACTCGCAGCCTTGGTTTTCGCTCAGGTATGCCGCGCACTCATCGGCGCTGATGCTGGCGCAATACGATGGCTCCGATTTTGCCTTGTACGCCTGTTTTATTTTCGCCTGAGTTTCGATTGGCACATAGCGAACAAATCTAACCATGTCGTCAATGAACTGGTTAAACCTTAAGCCAGTGGCCTCCATGTAAACAGCCTCAGGCGACTTCATGCTGTCAACCGCACAAGCCCTGCAATATAGCGACAGCCTGCCGCCTTCATCACGCCAGTGCGCCCTGTCATCACCTCCGCACAATGGGCATGGATGGTTGATTGAGTTCTTGCCGCGCATCTTCGGTATC